ATATTCATTTGCATCTGCAATCAATCTTTCCATTTCTGATTTTGTGCCACCGTACACACATGTTACCCTAAAAGCTTTTTATCTTTTAGATCTTATAGTTACCTATAAGGTCGGCGTACATTTTTTTTCAAAAAATTGACTTATTGGGAACTCTTGGCAGAATTATATTTATTCATCTGCTACGCTCTACAATGGCAATCAACCTTTCGCAATTTGATTGCTTATCTCGGTATCAACCTAACTTTTTTTATAATACTATGTTGTGTTAGGCATCTACCGATTTTTCCCAATTTATACTCGGCTACGGCTTTTAAACCGAGTTTTAAATTATCCAACATAGTATAATTTTGCTTGGCAAATCCTTGGAAAGTATATGTAAGCATGTTGATATCTCCACCAAAGGTGTTAAAGTTATCGCTGATGGCTCTCATTGCAACATCTGTTTGCTGTGCCGCTTTTACAGTATCTCCATTTAGTGAATTTATTAATGCAGCACTAAATCCAGTTGCTTGTTCCATGTATTTATTTGCAGATACTCCAGAAGTCTTGTAAGCCTCATTTGCTTGTTTCAACATTAAATTTTGTGCTTTTTCTAAATTTCCATACTCGCCACGAACTTCATCAACAGATTTACCAACTGATTTTGCATAATCTTCTATTGATTTTCCTGCGGTTCCATACAATTTTTGCACGCCGCCCCACAATTGTTCATATTCTGCATATTCTTTTATTGATTTTGTTACAACTGCTGAAACTGCTGCAAAAGATGCTGCCAAAGATGCTAATCCTACTTTTCCAACTGTTCCAAGAACTGAAAAAACTTTGCCCATTGCACTTCCACTTTTTTCAGCAGATTTTTCAGCACCATTTAATTCTCTATCAAATTGAGATCTATCTAAACGTAAAATAGCAGACATTTCAAAAGCTGTTGCCATTTACATCACCTCATTTTTGTTATTTTATCTTTTATGTTAGTTATAATCTTCTTACTTTCAGATTCTGGGTCGATTTCATCTAAATTTTCAGCATTCAAAATTTCATTGTAAATATCATAATATCTTTTCCCATCTAAGCGACCTATACATTTTAGAGAATCAGATATATAAATGCGATACGTTAATAAAGATATTTCTTTTTCATAACTCTCTATAACGTATCGCATAAATAATTTTATATTGTTTCTGTTTCCTCGGAATTCTCCACAACAGCAGAAGAAGTGTCGCTTAAATTGCTCATCTGCTGCGATGTAAAAAGCGATTTAACATTTTCATCTTCTAAAACGTCAAATATCATTTTAGGAATTTCCCAAAATTTTGGGTCAAAATAATCTGGATCTTCGCAATTTATAATTGCTAAGATTTCCAAAACAGACTTTTTATGATGTTTTAAACAATGTTTTACAGAAAATAACAAAGGTTTTGATTTATATAACTTTTCAAATTCTTTATCTGAAGCTATTTCTGTAATTGGTTCAATTAAATCAGCCATTGTATCAATAGCATCTTCGCCACGTAAATTTGAAAGTTTCATTTTTGATTTGCTCCTTTTTTAATTATGCTCCGATTGGTGTTGCTGTTGCTAAAATTGTTATATCTGATGTAACTGATGCAATATTTATAGCACCTGTCTCAGAATTGAAAGCTGTTGATGTTATATCTTCGCTACCTGCTAAAATTGTAACATTTGCAATTTCATATTGATCTGCTGCTGTTAAAGTTCCTTCTAATGATGCAGAATCTTCAATGCTTACCGCTGTAATAGATGATTCAACATGATATAGATTCTGGATGATTTTATGGAATTCTGTTTCATCTGGATCAGCAGAATAGAATTCCATAGGAACTTCTTTTTGTGCCAAAATTGAAACATGGCCTGTTAATTCAATTGAAATTTGACCTTTTCCATTCTTTGTTGTTTGAATGCTAAAACCTGCTGTTGAGAGAGCATTTTTTAGTTTTACAGCAACCAAACCTCCATCTGCTCGATCTCCAACCCACCATAAATCTCTAAAATCTGTTTGTTTTAAATCTGCACGAGGAATAATTTTAGAACTATTATTTGTATCGATATCTGCACATCCAAGAGCTAATTTTATTAATTCTGGTTTAGTTCCCAAGGATGTTGTTGAAAGCTTGCATTCCCAAGAATCCAAATGTTTGAGTTCCTTCATATTAAGTGGAACATTGTCTATATCTTCCCCTTGATCGCTGAAGCTCGGAACACATGTTGCATTGATACCGCCTGTTGTTGCACAGACAATATCTTCATCACGAGGTTCAACAGGCTGATCAGGATCAAATCTTTTTAAAAGAACACCTGCGTCTAGCTGTAAATTATTAAAGGTATCCTGTGGAATAACGGTAAATTTTCCCATCTTTTCACCTCATTTAAAATCTACTTAAATATTCTACATTTATATTTATAAATATTCTTTTTATTTTATCATCACCGGGCTCATCCATGGTTTGTGCAAAAGGATTTCCTCCTGTAATGTACAAATATCCATTATCAAAAGGGATTGTAACAAAACCATGTTCTTTTACATATCTAGCTATTTCTTCAGATTTATCGATAATAGCTTTCCAAGAGTCTGTTCTATACCATAAATTTCCAATTACCATGCAAATGTTATCTAAGCTATCCATTTCATTTGTATATGTGATATATGGAAATTTTGCATTATCTGGAACAGAACCTTCCTCGTAAGCATTTAAACCAAAACTGTTCCAAAATTTATGCAATGCCTGTGTTTTATTCATCAGGAATCACCCATTCTTCAGCTGAAACTTGACGCATATTTAACAAAGCACTGTTAGGAGTTTTTTTATCATCTCCATCTGAAAGAACTCTAAAAATTTTTTGATCGCTATTCCTTCTGAAAACATCATGAAATTGTAAATTAATATTTTTTTCTGTCGTAACAGTATATAAAGCAGTCACGCCTTCCTTTTCAGCAATTCTAGACTGCATAGAATTATCTAGTACGACAGCAGCATTAAAATTTGCTCCATCATGATATATCGTATAAAAGCCACCATATCCATCTTCAACCGAAATTTTATCTAACATGGTGCATTCTTCCATCGATTCATGTAATAAACTCATAACAACAATCCTTATTAACCTATTTTCCTATAACATTTCAATTTATCTCCAAAATAATCTTTCCATGAAATGTTTGTTGTATTTCCATTTTTTGATGTTCCATTTTTTAATGAATAAGAATATCCTCCAAAACTTTCAGACTGATATATTCCATTTATAGAATCTTTGTTTTTGTTTTCCCATTCAATTATTTCATTTACAATTTCCAAAACGTCTTTTGGAATTCTTAATAATAAAATCTCGCCAAAAAAACTTTCATCTTCCAATTGCTCTTCTGGTGATGGATTTGGCTTTGATTCATCTATTATATCGTTTTCATCATAATCTTGATATTTCCAGATGCCATCATTGTATAAACTGCCTTTTATCATATAATATTGATTGTTATATAAATCAATTTTAGAATTATCGATTTTATGATTTTTTATAACAATATTTCCTTCATATGTATCCATCACAAAGTAATTATGAATATAATCTAAAACTTCTTTTAATTTATATTCCACTTTTATCTCCTACTTTTTGCGTTTGCTTTTTCTTTTTTGCTTTGAAGCTTCAGCTAATGATTCATCTTTTGTGTTTTCTTCTTCAAATTCATCGACTTCTTTTATTAATATTGTTTTTTGTCGATTTTCATTACTAGATAATTCTCGAATCCTTGCAAGTGAAGGTTTTAAACCAAGTCGAGGATATTCATCCCCAACTTGGTATTTATGATTATTATCTTGTAAATCAGTAAATAATTTTACAACTTTATACATTTTTTATGCTCCTGTTCCAACTACAACTGAGCATGTTGCTGATGCGGTTGAATTTGTTGCAGTGATTGTTGCTTCTCCATTTGCAACGCCTGTCACAACTCCATCAGAAACTGATGCAACTGTTATATCAGAAGTTGTCCATGTTACTGTTGCATCTGCTGGAACTGTTGTTGCAGTAATTGTTACAGTCGAACCAACGTCAACTGCTGCGGTTGATTTATCTAATGTAATCGATGGTTCTGGTTCTGGAGAACTTCCAAACGTAATTACAGCAATTGCATCTAAAAACTCAGCCCACAATTTCATTCCCATTAAAGCAAATACTTCGCCAACTGCTGTTAAGTAATTTCCATTGGCATGGAAACCGATAAGATTTGTTTCGCCATCTGTTCTATATGTTAAACCTAATTTAGCGAAATCAGAATTTGATGGATTTACATAATACAAATCTATATTTTCAACAGCTGTTGCAATTACTTTTCCTCTTGGAATATTTGGTTCAGAAAGTAAAAATAATGTGTTGTAACCCATAAAATCTTTTACATATTGAAGGCCAAATTGAGTTTGAATAGTAATATTAGCACTTCCAAGGTATTGAAATACATCTAATACGTTAACAAAACCAACAATTTCAGAAACGTTTTTGCTTAACTGATTAAATTTATCAATAACTTTTCCTCTAGCCATAGCAAGAGCCATCTGGAATGTCTCTTCTGATCCAGTTAATGTTCCTGTTTTTAGGAATGTATAAAATTCATTTAAAACTTTATTTTGTAATTCGATTAAAAATTGATCATCAGTTTTTTGAATTGCGACTGCTGCACCATACTTATTTACAGCCTCAATTGAAGTTGCTTTTGAATATTTTTCAATTGTTAAATCGTCTTTTAGAGATTCAATAATTTCAAATTCTGTGTATGGAATCTCTTCACCTTCAGCAGGAGATTTGGCTAATCCATTTTTTGATTGAGTTGTATATGCTCTTAAAATAGTTCCTGCTTCTTTTTCAATAGGTCGAACAATTCCTAAGATAATTTTTAACGCATCCCAATTTTGTGCAAATCTAGTAACAAAATCTATCTCTCTAGCTGTTACATCAATATCGCTAACCGTTGTTAAACCTTGTTTTGCTGGCATGTTATTCATCCTTTCTCTTAATTAAATAATTCCAGATGATTTGCAATTTCCTGCTGCCTTTGTACTGGATCTTTAATTTTCATAATATCCTCTTTTGTTGTCGAAGAATTATTCGCAGGTGGATTTTCAGAATTAACTCCTGATACATGAGTTTTAACAATAAATCCATCCCATTTTGATTGGATATTATTATTTAAAGATTCAACATCAGCAAGTTTGCCATTTTCATCTAAATCAATTTCATCGAACTTTGTAACTTCAAGAATAGATGAAATTTGTTTCTCACTAACTCCATTACTAAGCAATAAATCTCTGTATTGCTCTTTCTTATTTTCTGTTATATGTTCTTTTTCAATCTCTTGCTTAAAATTTTCAAATTCTTGTGTAACGGAATTATATTTTTCCTGCCAATTATCTTTTTTTACATCCGCAGACAACTTTTCATAATTATTTTTTATTTCATCATAATCTGAATATTTATTTTCTAAATCCTTGATTTGAGATTTTAAATTTTCTTTTGCTGTTGTATGCTCTTCGATAATTGCATTGATTTGCTCTTCTGTTAAATTCATACTTTTCAACATTGATCTTGTTAATGCCATAATTAAACTCCTTTACTTTGTAGAATTTCTTTTCTACCAGAATTTTTCTAAAATCCGATACAATTTAACCTTTTGTATCTACTTTTATTATAAAACATTTAAAAAGTTTTACAAGACTATATATTTCGCAATTCTTGTTCCATAATTCCCTCAAAATCTGGCATGCTCTCACGAAGTGCAATCCTGAAATAACCTTTTCCACGATTGGCAGCCTGCATTTTAATTGTTCCCATTTCTTGAAAAATAGCATACCGAACATCTGTTCCTATTATAACATGATCATCATGTGCTTGAAATGTAAAAGATGATTTCAAATTTCCTGTATCAACAGGCGTTAAATAGCCAATATTGCGAACTGCTCTAATTCCAATTGCTTGAAAACCTCTTCGAGTTGCATTTCTTACATTTGCTTGTATTTCAGGAACATTATTTTGTGTGATTCTAAAATTTTCGCTCATAAAATCACCTCTTTATTTTCTTTTTTGGTTTTTTATATTTTGGCAATGGTTTACCAGTTTTCCATTTGTACCATTCCGCATAATTCATTTTTGAAATAATCTTGCCTTCTTCATTATCTCTACGGATATTAAATGTATCAGGATATCCTTTTACATCGCCTTCGAGAGTACATCTGCAATTCCAGACAAGTGATGGATGAGCATGTGGATCATGCGGATATCTAATTTTCATTCCTTCAATTTCAAAAGGCTTATCAAATGGAACCTTTTTTCCATCCAAATAAGCATGTGCAATTCTTGTTCTATGATCTAAAGTTGCAGACCATTCTTTATAAATATTCAATCCCATTTTTAATCCATCTTCAATTCTTTTCAATCTTCCCTGATTTCTTGCAGCATTTAAAGCGGTTCTCGCATGCATCTGCATCTGTTTTTCATTTCGATTTGTTACTTCTTTTGCTAAAACTTTTGCTAATTCCTGAACGGAACTACCTTTTATTACAGCTTTAGCAACTTCACGTTTTATATTTTTAAAATTCCAGCGAATATCTTTTGCTTTATTAAGCTTTTTATAAGGCATTATTTCAGCATCTTCCACGATTAATTTTCGAACCACTTCTGGATCATAAATCATAAAAGTTAAATCCATTTTTTCTTTATGTTCCAACAAATAAGCCATATAATTAAATTCGTTTATAAAAATATCAGGATAACTTTCATTTATAATTTCATATGCTGTTTTATTAAAATCATATAATTGATTTGCAAGAATTTCTTTTCGCATTGCCCACATCTTGCCTTGGAATATCTGGCCTTCAATCCATCTTTTATATTCAGCTTCTGTAATTTCACCATTTTTTAATTTATTGAGCCATTTTTTATTTTTAGCATCAAATCTTCCAAAAAAATGATTTAATTCTGCATCGATTTCTTTTTGGCATTCTTGATATAACGAATGTAATTCATTATAAAGTTCTCGCTCTTTATATTCTAAAAATTCATCTGAATAATTTTTCTTTTTTGCCATTATTAACCTTCTTCATCTTCTGGTGCTGCTTGGCCATCATTATCATTTATATCTGTATTTTTATTAAATTTTATTTCATCTTCTTTATCTTTTCGCATTAATATTTCTTGAATTTCATCTATCGAAATAAAAGGTAACTTATTTAATATGGTTTCATCATCAAGATATTCTGATGCAGCTAAAACCATATCAGTTTGCTCTTTCTGATTTGAGACTTTATTTCTTTTGAAAATTGGATCATCTTTTATACCCATCAAATTTAATAAATTATGTATAAATTTAATTATTTGAAGTTCAAAATCATCTGCTTCTTCATCTAAAGGCTGATAAGCTGCTTCAATATGATCATTTGTAGAAGTTGCCGAGATTGTATGTACATCCAAACCTCCGAAATCTTCATAAATGCCTTGTTTTATAATCTCTAAAAATTGTAATCTTGCATTTGTTGGGATTTCTTGCGTATAAGGCACAACAGATGAATTTTCATCATCTACAGTTGCAACATGATTCAATTTTATTTTAGCTCTAAATTTTGCCAGATCATGTGAATCCATTCCAGAAGCATTGTTTACAATCCAATAAATTTCAGCACAATCTTCCAGATCATTGGCAAAACCACTTCTGATTAAATCATATGCATCTATTAAGCCTTTTGTTCCAATAAGCGTTGATTGATGTAGACTGTTTGCCCACATCGGAATAATTGGAAAGTTTTTATAATTTTTATAATCGATTCCTTCGATACCTGTTAATTCTGTGCTTTTTACTATTTTTATAAAAGGTTTTTTCTCTTCTTGCACTTCCATTTTTTGACCGCTTTTTTTTACGAATTTTGTAACACCATCCTCTTCAAATAATCTAATAAACAAAGGTTTAGTATCTTCGATTTGCCAAAAACGAATTCCAGCTCTTAATTCTGATGTTTCTTCATCCCACAATGGCACAAATTCCAATAAACTAAAAATTGTTAATTTATCAAAATCCCAGAATCCAAAAGAAAGTCCATGTATTAAAGATTTGTATGCACAATCTTTTATAGCATTATCAAAATTTTCGCCAAGTAAATCTTTTAAATTTTCTTGATTAAAAGAAATTCCATTTCCAAGGGAATATAAACATCTCTGGGTATTTAATCGATGAAAAATGTTAGAGCATAATTTATTATTGCTTGAAATTGGATCAAAAGTCTTATTTCCAACAGAATTATATATATATTTTGTATAATTCATAATTGTTGAATTTTGTTGCTTATCGTACAAAGTTGCATCTTCAGCTATTTTGTACATATTAGAAGATTTATGTTGATTTATTGCTTTTTCTATAAAATCACATAAAACATTAATATCATTTTTTTCTTTAGCTTTTAAAAAATCTTGATATGTTAGCATGTTTTTTCCTCCTAAAAAATCGTATAAATCTTATTTGTATTTTCCTCTTGATATAAATCTTTTGTATATTTTTCAGCAATTTTTTTCGTTTTAACAAAATATCTCAATGCATCCATCATATGATCATTTTCTTTTAGAGGCTCCTCGCTTTTAACATCTTTTTTATCTTCTTCTGCACCTTTTTCATTCCAGCGATAACCTTTTATTTCATCTTTAAAAGCTTTGATGTGATTGCTTATTTTCACCAAATCCATTTTTATCGCAACAGCTGTTTCTCTGATTCCATCATTGACTGCATTATTAGCTTTTCTAACTTTAAATTTATTTGATTTTTTTAATTCGGTTATAAAGCTTGCAGCTGATGGATCAATAATTACCTCGATTTTATCAAAATCAAAATCTTCTTTATTAACATAAATCGGTGATACAAAGTCAATCATATCTTTTAAATATTGATTATCTGTTTTTTGAATACCTTCATTCCTTCCAGAATAATAATATCCATCTATTGCATAATATATCCCATCTGCTCTTGATTTATACCAGAGCAATGCTGCAAAAGCATTCATAGTTCCATAATCGATTGAAACGCAAAAATCTGATATTCTATAATTTTTTATTTTTTGAATTTTTAATTCTTCTGGAAGAGTAACAATACAATTTTCATAATTTTGGTAAATTAGACCTTCTGCTAAGGCCCATTTTCCAAGGATATATCTGTCGTAATATACAGTTCCATAGTATCGTTTTTTTAGAGAGCTAACAAATTTTTCACTAAGAAAAGGATTATCATCTATAATATACTCTTGTATATATGTATTTTCTGTATCCTTATCTAATTCTGCTTTTAACCAGTGATATGGCGATTCTGGATTTAAAGTTCCATCAAAACACGAATACTCCTTGTCTAAACGTGATTGTAACATTATGAAAACAGATTCTGACCATTTAGCAACTTCGTCTCCATAACAATATGCAATTGAAGTTCCTTGTATTTTTTTTACTTGTGAACTTTTTTCTGCACCAATACAATAGACTTCAACACCAAAAATACGAGCTATATTACTATTATTAATTGTTGAAACACGTTTTTCACCATAAATCTCTCGCATTGGTTCTAAAACATTTCGCTCTATTGTACTTTTTGAAACTCCAATTATAACTTTTAACCCTGATTTATTTTGTCGCTCGATTAATCTTTTTGGAATAACTGCTGCAATATCAACAAATGATTTTCCTGATCTTACAGCACCAACTTTCCAATTCCAAGTTTTATTCGCATTATTGATATATTCAATTTGTTTTTCAGATAAATTGATCATTCCGTTACGTTTTTAAATCCGTATATTTTATTTTTTGGCCATCTCTAATTACATAAACATCATTTTTGTTATTAGTGAAATCTATGTATCTTTTTACAATAACATCAACATAATGTTCATCTAGTTCACACATAAAGCATCTTCTATTTAATTGTTCACATGCTATTAATGTGCTTCCAGAACCGCCAAAAATGTCAACAATTATTTGTGTTTCCTTGCTATATCTCTCTAAAAACCATCCTGCAAGTTTTATTGGCTTTTGTGTCGGATGGTGTCTTTTATGATCAAATTCTTTCTCTGTTCCAAAAACACCTGCCCATTTTATCCTTGCAATATCTCTCTTGTGTTTTTTCTTACTCCAACATAATTCAAAACAAGAACCATACATTTTATCGCTTGAATAATCCTCTGCAACATCATCATTTCCATTTGCTCTTTTATCCCATACGATCCACGAGCCATCATTCTTGTTCGGCAACAATTCTGCAAAATAATCTGCTCCCCACAAAAATATTTCGTCTGCATCTATTGTGAATACTGCATCTATCATTTCAGGATGGAATTCGTCAACCTTGCCTTGCTCATATTTCTTACCGCCTGTGAGGCCTTTTTCTTTTGCCATATCAAGATGGTTCTGCATACCGCTGAAATCAGTATCAAGTTTCATGCCATACGGTGGATCAGTAAAAACCATATCAGCCTTCATCCCATCCATAAGTTTATCAATAACAGTAACATCCGTTGAATCACCGCAAATTAAACGATGTTTTCCTAATATATAAATATCTCCGACTTGACTAATTGATGTATCTTCAACATCTGGAGCTTCATCTTCAATAATTTCAAGTTTCTCATCTTCTTTTAAAAAATCATCAAGTCCCCAGTCAATATCAAAATTGTTCCAATCAATTGCTCCTATTTGATCAGATAATAAATCAAAATCCCATTCTGATTCATTGAGTTTATTATCCAGCAATCGTAATTTGTTGACTTCTGATTCTGTTAAATCTTCCAATCGAAGAGCTGGAACCTCCTGCCAATTTAATTTTTGAAGAGCTTTGAATCTGCAATGGCCAATTATTATCACATTATTTTTATCAACTACTATTGGTTGAACCATTCCAAACTCTTTAATACTTTCCATAACATTTTTGATTTGAATTTCATCGTGCTTTTTAGCATTTTTTTCATATTCTGTTATCTCATTGAGGTTAATTTGCTCTATAACCATAACATTTCCCCTCTTTACAATTATATTTCTGAATATTTTATCTTTTGGCCATCTCTAATTACATAAACATCATTTTTGTTATTAGTGAAATCTATGTATCTTTTTACGATAACATCAACATAATGTTCATCTAATTCGCACATAAAACATTTTCTTCCAAGCTGCTCGCATGCAATAAGCGTTGAACCACTTCCACCAAACGTATCAAGCACTGCATCGCCCTTATATGTATTATTTTTAATCTGATATGCGAATAATGCCACAGGCTTCATTGTTGGGTGAATATCATTTCTGTTAGGTCTTGCAAAGTCAAGAACTGTAGTTTGTTTTCTATCACTCGCCCAAACGTGACTTGCTCCATCCTTCCATCCGTATAAGCATGGCTCATGTTTCCACTGATAATCTTGTCTGCCCATTACCATGCAGTTTTTATTCCAAATGAGACATTCTCTGACTTTCCATCCTACATCATTACATGCTCCTCTAAAATTGTAACCCTCGCTGTCTGCATGCCATATATAAAATACTGCACCGCCTCGCATCACTTCGTTTGCAGATGTAAATGCGTCAACAAGAAACTGTCTGAAGGAATCATTATCCATTTTATCATTTTGTATTTTTAACGCATCCTTAGTCTTTCCTTTGTAATCAACATTGTATGGTGGATCTGTAATTAAAATATCAGCCTTTGCTCCATCCATAAGCCTTTTAATAACTTCAGGATTCGTACTATCTCCACATATAAGCCTATGACATCCTAATTCGTAGATATCGCCTACTTTAGCTTTTGGTTCTTCTGGAACTTCTGGCATTTCATCTTCAACAATCTCCTGTGGTTCTTCATCTATTTCTAATATACTCCAATCTATATCAAAATCTGACCAATCTATTTCTGTTACCTGATCTGCTAATAAATCAAAATCCCATTCCGATTCATTAAGTTTGTTATCCAGAAGTCTTAATTTATTGATTTCATTTTCTGATAAATTTTCGATTCTTACGCATGGGACTTCTTCCCATTTCAATCGTTTTAAAGCTCTAAACCTGCAATGTCCAATTATAATGGTATTATTTTGATCAATTACAATTGGTTGAACCATTCCAAATTCTTTTATGCTCTGCATAACATTTTTGATTTGAGCTTCATCGTGTTTCTTTGCATTGTTTTTATATTCTATTAATTGATTGATTTTAATTTGCTTTATTTCCATTGTTTTTCATCCCTTCAATAAATTTCAAAACATTATCATTATCTGTATTGACTTGCTCGACTTTGTCTGTTTGACCTAAGTATTGTTTTCCGAGAAAAATTGCCATTGCTGGAGACTTTTGTGCCAATTTAAATTGTGTTCTACGCAATGAAACTTTTCCTTTGCTTCTTTTTTCCTTAAAAATGTCGGAAAAAGTTTTTTTATATGTACGTTTACACCAAGAGCACAATGTTTTGTCTGTAACTCCAAACCAATTACATATCTCTTCTTCTGTGCATTGTAATGCACATAATTTTTCAAATTCTTCTTGATGGATTTCTTTTTTCGGTCTCCCCATTTTTGCCATAAAAAGCACTCCTTTTTATTAAATAATGTTTTTTGATTTCTAAATTGATTATAACATAATTATTTGAATATTAGATTGTAAAAGTCAAATTTTCAGATATTTACATCAAAAAACAAGTAGTTTATAATATTTATGTAACTTATTGTTTATTTTTTCGGTTTTCTTTTTTCATTTTGATCTCTGTGTAAAAAAGATTCCCTGCTATTTTTTTTTAGGGAATCTTTTTTGTTTTATTTATATTTTACAAAACCACATCTATTATCTTAAAACAGGAGGATTCAATATGATTATAAAAAATGAAAAGATTTTCTTAACAATTAGATTTATTATTTTGATAATTTTGCCTGCATTTTGTACCTTTTATAATACAATCGGATTGATCTGGAACTTAAAATATACAAAAGAAATAACTGCAACAATAACAGCTTTACAAGTCTTTCTCGGAAGTTGTTTGGAAATTAGCAACAAAAATTATAAAAAAAACATTTCTAATTAAAAAAAGCCCTTCGGGGCTTTTTTATTTTCATCATAATATAAATTTTATGTTATATAACTTCTGATATAAAAAACAGAAGCTTTGCAGCTTCCATTTTTTTTGATTATTTATAATTTTACAACTTTATTATCTTTCCAAGTAAATATATCATTTGCTAAAATATCTTTTTCTTCTAATTCTCTTTGATTTATTTCTTTTACCATTTCTCTAAATTCTTCATACTCTTTTTCTTTTTTTATGATGATAACTTCATGTATGCTGGATGGTAGAATAATAAATTCTCCAACTCTATTATACAATGTTTCCATTAATTCATTATCCAGAATAACAGATGCTCCAAACAATTTTAATGTATTAGTTAAACATAAATGAATTCTATTATTTGTATCAACATTATTTATAACTTCTTTATAATCTTTTTGATTAATCTTTAATCTATTCTTTATCAAGCTAAGCAAATCTTCAACATGAATTATTTTCTTTAAATTATCTAATGCATCTTTATATATTTGATCTTGATTTATCTTCCAATAATCAAATAACTCGTTTGTTACAATAACGCTTATAACATCATCTTTTTTTATAATCATTATTCTAAATATAATATCTAATTCATCATTAAATTTTACTTTTAATTTGTTATTATCAGTATCTTTATTGTTAATTAATTGTGGAATTATTTTTTTCTTAACGTTACTATAAATATAAATTTTATCTAATTCTTCTTTTGTAATTTTTTGATTTTTCAACTCTTTCATTCTTTTCTCTCCTTTAAAATAATATTTATCATATTTATATTATATCAAATTCACTTTTGATTTGGTATTACATATGTATAAAATATTATTAAAGATATATAAAATGTTATACTTTATTATAATTATATTGTTGTTTTCAAAAAAAACAACAGTCTAAAAAAAGACTGCTGCTTTCTGAAAAAATTATTGTATAGAATTTTTAAGGAATAAAATGAAACCCTATAAAAAGTACTCTGATTTAAAACTTAATATTTCTTTTATGATTTTCTAAATCAAGTTGATTTTTTAAAATTTCAACTACATCAACTTCACTTCCAGTCATGTTTTCGATTGCCTTTGCACATTTTTGAGCATACTTTTTATATAGATCAGCTGCGGACCAATCATTCTCAATCGTAGCTTTATAACTTCTTAACAAATTAATGGAAAGAAGTTTTGTTAAGCTTGTATGACTTTGCTGGGAAAGAAAATCATCATAATTAAGTATGCTCATTTTGATTACCTCACTTTTTTGATTTCTCTTATTTGAAACTCTTCATAATATTTCTGATTAATTTCAAATATTAACCTTTTTGGATAATCCATGTGATGCAAATGAAGTTTACCTACAATAGTTTTATCTGTAACAGTTTTAATTGATACAGATTCTCCATCAAATATATTATAATCTATTTTCATAAAATATCAAAAGATTTCTTTGTTTTCTTAATTGTTAAAATTGTTGTGAGAAAAGCCGACAACTTAATGCCAGCTTTTCAGACCGTTAAAAATGAATCCAAACTATTCGCAAAACCAATGTTTT